TCGGAAATTATCTCAGCTGCCAGCGATAGAAGTCAAGCTGGAATAGTTCATGAGATTGCAAAACAAATGATAAACAATAATTCTGAACTAACAAAGAGAGCGAAAGTTTTTAGAAACTCAATTACTAATGAAGCTAAAGGAAATTTTTATCAGGCCATCAGTGCAGATTCAAACACCAAACATGGATTAAATTGTAATTGTGTTATATATGATGAACTCCACACGGCAAAATCTAGGGATTTATGGGATACACTTTTGACATCAACAGGAGCAAGAACACAACCTCTAATGATTGCAATTACAACGGCGGGATATGACAAACAATCTATCTGTTATGAATTGTATTCTTATTCAAAGAAAGTTCAAGATAATATTATTGAAGATGAAAGTTTTTATTCTGCAATTTATGAATCAGAACTTGAAGATGATATTACAGATGAAAAGATTTGGAAAAAAGCAAATCCAAATTATGGAATTAGTTTGAAAGAAGATTATATGAAAAGAGAATCTCAAAGAGCAATTGATGTTCCAAGTTATTCCAATAGCTTTCGTAGATTGATGTTAAATCAATGGACTGATTCAGTAACGGCTTGGATTGGTGCGAAAGAGTGGGAGGCATGTGGAACTGATGTTGATTTAAGTAAGTTTGAAAATCAACCTGTTTGGATAGGACTTGACCTTGCTTCAACAAGAGACATAAGCGCCTTGACACTTCTATTCAAAGATGAAGATAAGTTTGTCATATATCCTTATTTTTTTGTTCCAGCGGAAAACGCAAAAAGGAGAAGTGAAAGAGATAAAGTTGATTATATAACTTGGGAAAAGCAAGGACATATTATTTATACGGCTGGAGATGTTGCCGATTATAATTTTATAAAAGAAAAGATTAGGGAGATAGGAGCTAAATTTAATGTTCAAAGCATTGCGTACGATAGATGGAACGCCAGTCAACTCGTTATTGATTTGACAAATGAAGGCGTTCCAATGGCTCCCTTTGGTCAAGGATTTGTTTCAATGAGTGCACCATCAAAAGAAGTTGAGGCTCTTATCATTGGAAAAAAAATATTGCACAATAACAATCCAGCTGCTGCTTGGATGGTTTCAAATTGTGTAATGGAAGAGGATGCTGCTGGTAATATAAAGCCCTCCAAAAAAAGAAGTTCGGAAAAAATTGATTTTGTTGTTAGTTTAATTATGGCAGTTGGAGAGATGATGACAATGGATGATTCAAGCTCAGTTTATAACGATAGAGGATTGTTGATATTATGAAAGATAAAATTATTTTAATAAGTGCAGATGGATTCGTGAGAGAATTTTGGAGGCGTGCAAAAGAGCATAAAACATTAATTCAAGCTTATGAAAATCTTGAAAAAGATTATGAAAAAACATTTGGAAAAAGGCGCTATTCTGACTACAATTCCTTTCGTGTTTGTCGAGATAGAAAGACAAAAAAACACTAAAAATTTTATTTGACATAAAAAATATTATGTTAAATAGAGTCAAAAAATGTTAACCTAGTAATTTTGACAGGTTTTATTTTCTCAAGTTTTTAATATACTGACAAGCGAAACACACCAAAGTTCCTTAGAAGTCCTTAAAATGGTCTTAAACAAAGGAAACAATGTTACATAAAAAACGACAAAATAAGGCGTATTATTGCGAAAAATTTAATTGTGGGAATACTGCAAAGGCTCCAAAATATATTTATTTCAACGCCTAAAAAAGGCGATAAAAGAAGCATAAATTACAGCTTTGGTTTTGGAAATAAAATCTCAGTTAGTCCTTCATCAGCTTTAACTTTTTCAGCTGTTTGGGCTGCGATGAGATTGTTAAGTGAATCAGTTTCATCACTGCCAATCAAAGTTTGTAAAAAAGAAAACAATGGAGATATTGTTGAGATTGAAAACGATTTATCTTATCTATTAAAATACGCTCCGAACACATATCAAAACAAAGTTACGTTCATGGAAAAGATTATGATGGACTTGCTTTGTAACGGAAACTCTTATGTGAGAATTGTAAGAAATAATTCTGGAAGGCCGATTGAATTATTGCCTTTGAACTATGCTGGTGTTCAAGTTTATCTAAGAGAAAATAAATTATTTTACACTTCTGATGAGGTTGCTGGAACTTTTACATCTGATGAAATATTACATTTCAAATTAATAACAGATGTAAACGCAACAAAAGGAATAACACACACTGAGGGCGGGATTGTTGGTTTAAGTCCTATTGAACAAAACGCAAATGCAATCAGTTGGGGTCAATCGGTGGAAGAATATGGAGCAACATTTTTCGCAAATGGAGCAAAACTTTCTGGAATATTAAAAACATCAAGGAGCTTATCTGAAACGGCAATTGATAGATTGCGTTCATCTTTTAATAATAATTACGCAAAACTAAGTGGAGCAAATCAAACGGCAGTTTTAGAAGAGGGGCTTGAATATCAGCCAATAAGTATTTCAAGCGAACAGGCTCAGTTTCTCCAGAGTAGGAACTTTTCTATTACTGAAATTGCAAGGATATTTAATATACCGCCACACATGCTAAAAGATTTGAGTAAATCAAGTTTTAACAATATTGAAATGCAATCTCAAGAATTTGTTACTTACACTTTGATGCCTTATTTAACAAAGATTGAAATGGAATTAAACATGAAGTTATTTAGGAGAAATCAAATTGGAAAAGAGTATGTTAAATTTAATACAAACGCACTATTAAGAGGTAACATAAAAGACAGAACTGATTTTTATAAAGCTGGAATAACAAATGGATTCATGACTATAAATGAAGTTAGGAGAAAAGAAGATTTGAACAGAGTTAAGGGAGGGGATAACAATTACATCCCTTTGAATTTAACTGATATAGAAAACTTATAATGCCAGCGAAAGAATGTGAAAATGGAAAGTGGAAGTGGGGAGAAACTGGCGCTTGTAAATATGACTCAAAAGAAGAGGCTGAAAAAGATAATGAAAATTATTACAGAGATTTAGAAGATATTGATTTGACGCCAACAAAAGGAATGGTTGAAGCGGCAAAAAGAGGGTTGGAACTTAGAAAAGAATTTGGAAGAGGTGGAACAGAAGTGGGAGTGAAAACTGCCAGAATGATAATAGCTAATGAGTTAACAATCCCGAGAGTTAAAAAAATGTACGCTTATTTTCAAAGACATGAAGTTGATAAACAGGCAGAGGGATTTGAACTTGGAGAGGATGGTTTCCCCTCAGCTGGCAAAATAGCTTGGATGCTTTGGGGGGATGACGCTGGAATGAGCTGGTCAACAAAGAAAAGAAATCAAATTGAAAAGGAAGAGAAAGAAGAAAGAGTTTCGGCAAAAATAAAAAAGGCTTTGGAAAAAAAGATGAAAGACCATAATGAAGAGGTTTCTGATATGAATATTGATTGGAATGCAAAAGTTTCATTAAAAACATTAGAAAAGGTTTTTGATAGAGGTGTGGGAGCTTACAATACAAATCCAAGTTCAGTGAGGCCAAGTGTTTCAAGTCCAGAGCAGTGGGCTCTTGCTCGTGTTAATAGTTTCCTTTATGCTTTGAAAAAAGGTAAATTCAGAAGCGGAAAGCATGATACAGATTTATTGCCATCAAACCATCCAGTAGTAGAAAAAATGAAAGAAGATAAAAATTTAAGAGCAAGGGTCGGTTCAATGATAACAGATGGAATTGAACTTCCTTTATATGATTCAAAAGAAGAGGCGGAAAAAATGGCTGAAGAGTTAGGTGGGGAGCCTTCTTTTCACGTGCACATGCTAGATGACAAAGAAGTTTATATGCCATTTGAAAATCATGAAGAGGCTTTGAAAGTTATGGGCAAGCCTGAAGATGAAGAAATGGAAATGGAAGAGGAAATGGATGAGGAGGAAATTGAAAACAACCATCACTATGAAGAAGAGGAGGAGGAAAGAAAACAAATAACAAATATTTGGGATAAAAAATATAATGATATTATGGAAAAAAGAATATACAATTTAGAAACTAGAGTTGAAACAACAGAAAACAACAAAGATGTTGTTGTTGGATATGGAAGTGTTTTTAACAGTAGAAGTGAAAATCTTGGGGGTTTCTTCGAGTTCATCTCACCAACTGCAATAACTGATGAAACAATTAAAAATTCAGATGTGCGAGCTCTCATAAATCA